TCAGATTATAATGTTTACTATGGAACGGAAAGAGATGTTAGGTTATCTTTTGACCTCAAACATCAAGGAAATCCAATTTTCCAAAAATATTTTGATGGCAGCAACTCTTCTGTAGTAAGCACGGCATCAAGCACCATAACAATAAAAAATCATTTCTTTGTAACCGGAGAAAGAATTACATATTCATCAGGATCACCAACATCAACTCCTATTGGAATTGCTTCTACAGATTTTGGAGTAGGAATTGGAACCACTGATAAATTACCATCTACAGTCTATGTAATTAAAATTGACGAAAACAATATTAAGTTGGCAAGAAGTGCTGAAGATGCTTTAAAAATTGTTCCAAAGTCACTGAATATAACTTCTGTTGGTATTGGAACTAGTCACATATTTACTTCAACAAAACAAAATGCAAAAACACTAATATCAATTGACAATGTAATTCAATCTCCTATAGTATCAACTTCAACTACAACACAGTTATCAGCAAATCTTTTATCAGTAGATGATTTACTATATTCGGATTCTATTGATGGAATAATTTCCGGCGATCTTTTACGTATTGATAATGAAATTGTAAAAGTAGAATCCATTGGGGTTGGTAGTACAAATGCAATTCGCGTCGCAAGACCTTGGTTAGGAACAGAACTTGCAAGTCATTCCATTGGAACTTCTGTGACTAAAGTGAATGGCAATTACAATATAGTTCAAAATAAGATTAGTTTTGCAGAGGCTCCTTATGGGAATATTCCTTTTGGAACATCTACTAATCCACCCGATGAAAGAGATTGGCTAGGTATTACATCATCTTCATATTTCCACGGAAGGGTGTTCATGAGATCTGGTATCACAGATTCCTCTAATGAATCATATAATAAGAATTATATTTTTGATGATATTTCTTCAAGATTCAATGGATCACAAAGAACATTTGCATTAACATCAAATGGTTCTGATATTACTGACATTTTTGAAGACAATGCTATTGTACTCATAAATGAAATCTTCCAGCAACCAGGATTAACAAAAAATTATTCCTTATCTGAATCTGTTGGAGTTACTTCAATTTCATTTGTTGGATCAGCAACATCCCAAGTTTCCGATATTAATACTTCAAACCTTCCCTCAGGAGGAATAATTGTTTCGATTGGTTCAACTGAAGGTTTTGGATATCAACCTCTAATATCTGCAGGTGGAACTGCGTTGGTATCTGTTGCAGGAACCATTTCGTCTATTAGTATTGGCAATAGCGGATCTGGATATAGGTCTTCAATTCAAACTCTAACAGGAATTTCTACTGTTGTTGTTAGAGTCGGTGTTGCAACATCTTCAACGGGGATTGCAAATATTCAGTTTATTGGAACTGCAGCAGTTAGCAACGGAAGTATTGTTAGCATTGCGATATCAAATCCTGGAGTTGGATATACTTCATCCAATCCACCACATGTGATTATTGATCCACCACTTTCATATTCAAATATTCCATTAATTTATAGTTCATCTTCTTCTGGCATTGGCACTAGAGCAACTATAGACGTTGTAGTTGGACAAGGATCTAGTATAATTGAATTTGAAATTCAGAATACTGGATATAGATATGAACCAGGTGATATATTAACTGTTCCTGTTGGAGGAGCAACTGGAATACCAACAACGCCAAACTCAGTTGTAAAAGAATTCCAGATTACAGTAGATAGTGTTGATAGAGATAAGTTCTCTGGATGGTCTCTCGGTGAATTGGAAGTATTTGATGACATTCAACAATTGTTTGATAGTAGCAGAATTATCTTCCCACTAAAATACAATGGTTCAATAATCTCTGTTTATGCAAAGAAAGGTTCTCCAATAAACATCCAAGATGTACTTTTAGTTTTTATTAATGATATTCTACAAATCCCAGGCAAAGGTTATGTCTTTAATGGCGGCAGTAAAATTCAATTTACTGAGGCACCAAAACCAGATGATACCTGCAAGATTTTATTCTATAAGGGAAGTGGTGATAATGTTGATGTTATATTCCGTGATGTAGTAGATACAGTTAAGATTGGTGATGATTTGCAATTAACATATGACTCTTTTGTTGGACAGTCACCAAGTTTATTAGAAGATGAAAGAAAGGTAGTAGACATACTATCAATTGAGACTGTTGAAACAAACCCATATTTTGGTCCAGGAAATACTTCAGTCACAACACTAACAAGACCAATAAATTGGTGTCGCCAAACTGAAGACTTAATTATCAATGAAAAAGAGGTAAGTAAGAATAGAGAGTTCTATGAGCCACTCATCTATCCAACTACACACATAATTCAACCAGTTGGTGTTGGATCAACTATTGTATATGTTGAAAATCTAAGACCATTCTTCAATCCATCAAATGAAAATACAGTTTCACTAGATTTCCAAAATAATGTAACATTTATTTCCCAAGATTCTAAGGTATCAGCAAGTGCAACTTCTATTGTCTCTATAGCAGGAACTATAACTTCCATTGATGTTGTAAATGGTGGTTTTGGATATGAATCTGCACCTAAAGTTACAATCCAAAATCCAATTGGAATTGGAACAACGACTTCAACTGCGGTTTCATCAATAACATCAGGAATTGTAACATCGATTTCTATTACGGGTGTTGTTACTGGATATTCATCAACAAATCCACCTATAGTTCTCATAGATCCACCGACAACTAGTGTTGAAAGTAATAAAGTATCATCTTATGAGGGTGATTTTGGAATTATTAGCGGAATTTCTACAACTTCTGTGGGAATTGCTTCAACTGGAATTGTATTTGACTTTTTAATTCCTAAAGACTCTCCACTCAGGGGAGGAGTAATTGCCGGAATTACAACAATAAGTGGAATACAAACTGGTTATTACTTCGTAATATCAAATTCAAATGTTGGCAATGGAGTAACTTCATTAAATAATTCAGGTTCAATTGTTGGGTCCGGATCAAGTTTTCTTGATGGGGTTTATCAAGTTGCTTCAGTATCAATTGCACAAACTTCTGCAGTTGGATTTGGTATTACATATGTTGCTAAGGTGATAGTGAGTCTATCTAACTACAATGGATTGAGTGGTATCGGATACAGTAACAATTATGGAAACTTTAGTTGGGGCAAAATTTCATTGAGGTCTAGAACAAAACCAAATTCATATAGTGCATATGTTAATGATGGATATTCGGGAATTTCTACTGGAACAATCATATCCAGAACTGTCCCATTAAAATACTTTAATTACCTTTAATAAATAGATAAAAAACTCCACAAATGGCTGCAATTATAACTGACCAAATTAGAATATTAAATGCTAAAAACTTTGTTGCTGGAGTAACTACCTCTACCAATTCTTATTATACTTTTGTTGGACTTCCAAATCCAACAAATATTCAAAGTGATTGGGACACCACTCCACCATCTCCACGAGATAGTTTTGATGAAGAAAATAACTATTGGGATACAATGATTGCATTGAAGAAGATTAATTCTTCAGATGTGCGTCAAGTAGTGCAGAAGAGAGTGTGGTCTTCTGGAACTACTTATGATTACTATAGACATGATTATAGTAGATCAAATGTCGCTCCAGTTTCTGGTGCAACAAGTTTATATTCTTCATCTTATTATGTCTTAAATAGTGACTATAGAGTTTATATTTGTCTCCAAAATGGAACCGATCCTACTTATCCAAGCGGTAGACCATCATTAGATGAACCAACGTTCGTTGATTTGGAACCAAGAGCAGCTGGAGCAAGTGGAGATGGATATATTTGGAAATACTTATATACAATTAAACCAAGTGATATTGTAAAATTTGAATCAACAAACTTTATGCCTGTCCCATTAAATTGGGAAACGAGTGCGGATAATTCTTCCGTAAGAAATAACGCAGTCGATGGATCCATAAAAATAGTCACCATCAAAAATCGTGGAGTTGGCGTTGGCACCGCGAACAGAACTTATACAAGAGTTCCAATTAGGGGAGATGGTACTGGCGCAGAATGCACTATTGTTATCAATAATGATCAACAAGTTGAATCAGTAGTAGTTTCAAATCAAGGTTCCGGTTATACCTACGGTAATGTTGATTTGGTTGTTGGAAATGTTCCTACAGGATCAGTCAGACCATCTTTTGATGTGATTATTTCTCCAAAAGGAGGGCATGGAGCAGATATTTATAGAGAGTTGGGAGCATACAATGTTCTTCTATATTCCAGAATTGAAAATGATTCCCAAAACCCAGATTTTATAACGGGAAATCAAATTGCAAGAGTTGGTGTTGTAGAAAATCCAAAACAATTTGGATCAACACAATTACTGAATACAGACAAAGCAAGTGCTGCATATGCAATAAGATTAACTGGTGTTGGATATAGTTCAGCATCATTTTCTCCAGATTCTATGATCACTCAAACGGTAGGCACTGGCATAACTGCTTCTGGTAGAGTAATTAGTTACGACCAAACAACCGGAGTCTTAAAATATTGGCAAGATAGAACTCTTGCTGGATTTAGCACAGGAAGTACATCAGTTGGTATGGCACAAACTAATCCACAGTATGGATTTGATTTGGTTGAATTTACAAGCAATCCATTATCCGGAGGAAGTCTGGTAATTAATGGAAATACTGGATCTACATTATCAATTAGTACATCCTTTACAGGTATATCTACAGTAATAAATAGTAGAACCTACTATCTTGGTCAGTCTTTTGTAAATGGTCTATCAAATCCAGAGGTCAAAAAGTACTCTGGAAACATAATTTATGTTGATAACAGACCAGCAATTACTAGATCATCAAACCAAAAAGAAGATATTAAAGTCATTTTGCAGTTCTAAAGAATTATGTCCCAAGTAACAAACCTCAATGTATCGCCATATTTTGACGATTTTGATGCAAATAATGACTACTATAAGGTTCTTTTTAAGCCTGGATATCCAATTCAGGCAAGAGAACTGACAACTTTACAGTCTATTTTACAAAATCAAGTTGAGAAGTTTGGGCAACACTTTTTTAAAGAGGGTGCAAAAGTAATTCCCGGCAATACTTCATATAATCAATTTTATTATGCAGTAGAGTTGAATAACACTTACTTGGGTGTTCCAATAGATGCTTATGTAGAACAACTTGTTGGGGCAAAAATTACTGGACAGACTTC